TGCCTACTCTACCACTTGAGTCAATGCGCATACGTTCATTTGCTCCTGCTGTGTACATAATCATAGAGTCAGCAGAATGGTCGTATCTTAAAAATCCCCTATAAGCAGTATCTCCTGATGTACCATCGGCAAAGAATAAATTACCTGTTCCTGTTGTGTTACTATAAATAGTTATACCTTGAGCAGCAGCTCCTGAACCTACGACTAATTGATTTCCATTTGACAAAAAAGAAGAAGGTATTGTATTTCCTATCCCCACATTACCACTTGAGTCAATGCGCATACGTTCTCCATAAGCAGTTGTAAATGTCATATTACTTGAAGAATCTACGCTAATTGCCCCTCTAATATAATCGTTTGGCAACCATCTCCAATTAAGACTATTATTTTGATATAAATCTACATTACCACTTGAGTCAATGCGCATTGCTTCTGACTGAGAACCAATAGCAGCGTTACCTGTAGCTAAAACAATTCCATCATATCCACCAAGATTTAAGAAATTACCATCACTTGTAGGATTATTAGCAGCACCTCTCCAAATACCTGCATTAACAGTAGTACCTGCTCCATCTCCTAATGCAAGAATACCTTGAGCATTACCTGTTGCTACCTTAATTGTTCCTACTGCTTGAATTGAAGCATAAGGAGTAGAAGTTCCAAATCCTACTCGATTGTTTGTAGCATCTACATAGAGTGTATTCGTATCTACTGCAAGGTTACCCGTAATCGTTACCCCATTACCTGCTCTACCGATACTAAGAGCCGATGATATACCTGCTCCATCCTCTAAGAGTTGAACCCCACTAACAGGTAACGTATTATCAGTAGAGGTTTTAATAAGACCATCATAGGTACTTGAAATTGTTTGATTTGCTAAACTTGCCATAGTTCTATTTTACGGATTCCATTTATCCAATTTATTATTAATTTCTTTGATTGCATCTTGAACCGTTGTAGCGGTTATATTTGTATCTGCATTATTGAAAGCAACTAAAGAGCCTAACATCTCCGTTTGCATAGCATCCCAACTGCTTCCATTCCATCTATAAAGACCTTTCTGTTTTCTGTTAATACCTATAATACCGGTGGTTGATCTTACCAAATAGATATCACCTTCAGCCAGTTTGCTTACGCTTGAAAGCTCTGCAAACGTGTCCACAGTTCCATCTACCACGTCATCAATTAGATAAACGCTACCCCAGCCTATATTATTTTTTTGATATGGAATCATTCGTTCTTATATTGATAACCTCTTTATGCCCTTTTTGTTCCTCCTTCTTGAGAAACGCAAATAGCTTCCTAATATTCTCTTCTTTTGGTTTGTACTTTCTGATCTTATCCAAGATACCAACTATGAAAATTAACATCCTTATCCGGTTGCATATCCTCTGTATTCACAGTAGTATACTCCGGGTATAATTGACTATTACTATCCATATAGTCCATAAACCTTCTTGTATAGAACTCAGCAGTCTCTGAAGCTCTATTGATAAGCATATTTAATTCACTCTCACTGATCGTATCTGCATTCTCACTTCTATGTTTGTACACTCCGCCATTGCCTACCTGATAGGCGGCAAATGGCAAGTAATTACTCTGAGTAAACCAAATAAGCATCGGCTTAATGTACGTGTCTAAGAGAAGCTTATAATCAGCATTACCGGCATCATTAATAGTATCATTCAATATTAAAGTCTGTAACTTCTTATAAAGCGTACCTCCTAAGTAATTCTGAATATGTGTGTCCTGGGCAACCTCAACAAATTGCACAATCTTATCCGGATCAACATTACCGCTGATAATGGATTTCTGTTTAATATCTTGTATGGTTACAAATAGTGCTTTCTGTGCCATAATTAATTACTTGTTGGGTAAGCTCCTCGGTTCGGCATATCCACTGGTCGAATTGGTAATTGCTCAGGGTTGTTAGGTGCTGTGTAGCCCTCTGATAATGCCTCGTCTTCGCTTACTTGTTGTTTCTTCTTGTATACTCTCTTTTCCCAATAGTGGTGGCAGTTCTTACCTCCCTTAAACTTAGCTAAAGAGTAGTTACGGCCTTTATGGCCTAACTCCTTATTGACACCTCTGAAAGACATTTGATTGATGTCCTCAATGCGGAACACAATATCCCTCTCTGTTAAAGCTTCCATTTTAGTACAGAACTCTCTGCTATTCGGAGACTTTCTCATAGGCATATAAGCATATCTGACCTTATAACCTTTGTTATCCTGAGAACTGCTCTTAGAAGGCTTCGCATCGTCTCTCTTGACCTCTGCAAGCTCTACTTTCTCAGTAGACACTAATTCCCACTCATTAGAGACTACTTCTCCAAACTCTTCCAGTTGTTCGAAGAGGTCTTCAAACTCTTCATCTGACAAGTCTGACAACTCTTCTTGCACTTTTGACAACTTCTCACCGGTCTCTTCTTCTCGTTTAACCTTAGTTGCGATATTGTCAAGTTCTGTGAATTCAATTGGCTGTAGTGTTACGAAGTATAAGTTAAGATAGATTTTATTGAAGGCGAGAATCTCTTCTAAGCCTTCAATGATTTGCTGTTGGAATGGTCTAATAACCATATTGTCCATAATGATTGACGCTGTTCTAAGCTCCTCTGCATTGTTACCGAATCCAGTATTATCTTTAATACCCAATAGAATTGGTGATACAATGCGGTGTCCTAACATTATCTTCTCTCTCGACTCATCAGCCAAGAACTGATATTGCGCGTGTGCGTCAGGGAGGTGAATTGGATCAACAGTCGCTTGATCCTCACTTGACTCGTTGAACGTAAGTATGAATTTACCTGCATTCGAGCTTCCGCTAAATTTATCATATATCTTTCTTTCAATTAATTCTTGAGTCTCTTCATTGGGTACTCCATTGTTGAAGTTAACCAATAGCGAAGGCTGTAACCCGTTTTGGATATTATTGATGTGGTAGTTTGCCACTTCTTCTTCCAATTCACAGTATTGAATACATCCGTTGTAATCAACAGGAGCATAGTAATAAAATCCAGGCTTATAAGGCTTAAATACATAAAGTTCGATAAGGTCACCTTTACCTCCGTTACCAAACGTAGGAATACGCTTAGGTTTGTCTGAAGGTTTAATCTCTGACCATTTGTGAAAGTAGTAGTAAGCCTTAATCTTGCCATCAGTAGCTTTTTCTGCTCTTAGCGTTTCCATTGGGAAGTGAACCACCTTAGTGATTGCACTCTTATCTTTATTGTAAATAAGTTGTACGGCTCCTTGGCCTAACAACTTATAATCATTTACTAATTTACGCAGACACTTAGGGGTAAGTAACAGCTTCATTCTTGCGTACATCTCAGGCTTCTCTGCGCTGTCTGTAGCCTCAAGACCTCTACCATAGATCATCTCTGAAATACCATTGATACAACAAGCATTTGTTGGACTGCCCAGGTATTTATTTATTAAAGACTCAAAATAATCATCTCCACCTTCACCATTGAGATATAATACCCAATCTTTGTGCTGTTGCTCAACCACATCCGGTGCTTGATAGCCACTAAGATTAACTACCTTAATACTATCCTTATAGTGCTTAGGAGTCTGTGGCGTGCTTACTAACTTAACTCTGTTCTTCATATTATAAAACTATGTACTCATCTTTTCCGGCTGTGTACTCATCATAATTATCCGGTAAGGTAAATACGTCTTTCTTACTTGTTTCTACTGTGATATAAACTAAATCTCTATAGTATATATCAGATGCTGACTTAATGGTCAACGTATAAATTTGTCCTTCCTTTAGCGTCACTGAAGGGCTAACGGTAACTTCTATAAAGTTCTCATTAGAAGATAATGCCCAAGTAAAACTTATGCTATCATCACTAACACCAGTGCCGTTCTCTACAAATGTAATGCTTGCTGCATCTAAATCTGCAGCAGCATAAGAAGAAGGTATAATGCTAAACGTCTGTGACGTTTCTATTGGTCTTAATCGTATCACAATAGGATAACTAAAGACGTGTGTTTTTGTTTTTATTGTATATAAAAAAAGAGGCCTTACGGGGCCTCTTTTCCTATTAAAGATTAATTAATCTTTATGCTGCTGGGAAAGTTCCAGTCACCTCATTAGGAGGCATAACTTCCATAGCTGAGAAGCTAAGCGTGTAACCTGAAAGATCACCCATAGCAGCACCAGTAACTACTGTACCACCGGTTACGTCAGCTCCGTGTTCTCTACCTACTAACCAAAGATTACCATTGTAGTCCTCTACAACAATGCGAGGTCTACCAAAAGATAGCAATTTGATTGCTCGGTTGTCATCATTGCTCAGTTTAGGCAATGTAAGTTCCAATACTTGCTCGAAAGCTACTGTTCCGTTCTCACGAGAAGCCTGGATGTTTGTTGTTAAAGAAGAGTTGCCCTTCAGTTCGTATTTGAATACGTCTGCAGTGGCAGCCCAAGATGTTGCAGAAGCAACGCTATCGTCAGTACCAGAAGCTGTATCAATAGAAACTGCACTATCATAATTGATAAAGTACACATTCTTAAGACCACCTACTGAATCTCTACAAGGGAGCGTTCTTCCTGCTGCGATATCACAAGCCATAATTTTTATTAGGTATTAAAAAAGGGTAGGTAGGCTCAATTAAGGCTTACCTACCCCTTTTAGATTAAACATTGTTTCTTATGCTAAAGTTAGCAATACAAGGTCAGAACCGATTCCGTACTGTACACCTGAAGTGAATCGCATAATAACGCGTACGTTTTGTGATCCATCAAGGTCAGCCATATCAATAACTTTAACCTCATTGTGGTCAGATAATAGACCAGTACCGAAGTAAA